TGAACGGCATTGGTATCTTTTCAGGCCATTTGGCTTCACGTTTCTCAGCATACGCTTTCGCCATAGCGCCCATTAGTTCTTTTGCTTGCGCCGAATCCATACGAAACTGCATGGAGTATGCTGCACCGTCGTCAAACGGATCGCATGGCACACTACGGTTTTCCGCTGAATCGAAGCGGTACGTTTTGTTGATACGTGGGTATAGGACTTCTACATCCTCTATAAGGTGGTTCATGTATGTTTCTCCAAACATTTAGTCATTAAATGTAAAACCATCAACCTCGGTGAATGGTGAAACAGTGGCATCTTCTAGCGGCGTTACGCTTAACGTAATAGCAGCAATAGTATCTGCGTGTTCTCCCATATCTTTGACGGTTTCGTACTCCTGCTCTTCTAATGGACGTATTGGCCTGAAGAAGAGTTTTGGTGTGTCGCTTTCAGTGTCGAAATAAATTCTTGTTATTACAGCGACAAAAGGCGTCTCACGCGCCTCAAGGTACCGTGCATAAGCACGGAAGGGCATAGCCCCATCTACTGCGTCCCCAAATATAGAAGTGGGTGGTAGCTGTAGTTGATAAGCTGTTTCCAGATCATCTTCTAACACGACGGCTAACCGCTGCACGAATTTACATGCACGACTAGCGCCTCTACCAGAACCTCTAATGTTGCGGACACAATCTACGCAACGTCCAGCTTGCCTTTGTTCATCTGGAACGTCTAAAGCAGGTGTTTCTGTGTTGTTAGACCAACAAGTAGGAGTAGATGCTTTGTCAGGGTCGTAATCATCTTTGTAGTACATTCTCGACCGGTAGGCAACACCTACGACGACAACATCAATACTATCTCCACTTTCGAGGGGTGTTCCCTCAAACTTCTTGTTGCGGATACTTATTCTTTTAACACTTTCTTCCATCAGTAGTCTTCGTCTGTATCCAAGTCGGGCACTTCAATCGGTGCCGCTTCTTCTGGGCTAACCTCATCCCACGTAACTGAAGGTGCGTCCTCGTCAACTTCACTAAGCAACGCTTTGGTGACAGCATCAAGATCGTACCGGTAGGTTTGGTTAATATGGATGTAAGTGTTTTTAGGTATTCGCCCTTGCTTCATCCAATTACGGATAAGTCGCTCAGATACCATAAAGTGCTGGGCAACTTCTTTGATTGAAACTAATCGGGGTGTCATTTCTTGTTCCTTCTAACGGCTATGGTGTATTCGGAATTAGAGTTAAGACCTTTCGGTAGCAACTCTGGGTTCTCTTCCAAAAACTGCTTCATGTTCTTCTGGTTAATCCGCTTGTCAAGCAATGATGGTTCTGCGTGCTCAAGAATAAACTTGTGCATCTGATCCCAGTCACTTGTCCAATAAGATTGTTTAACCGTCCGGTAGAACAGACCTTCGGAAGTTTTGACGCTATCAACGTCGTGCTCTTTGCAGTGGTGTAACAAAGCCCCTTTGACAGTTTCAAGCTGCTGCACCAGTGGTGCGTCTTGTGCATCAAATTCGGCTTTTAACTCTGAACGTCTCTCACGAATCTTTATATAAGTCTTGACCAACTTGTCTAAAGATATGGATTCCCCGTTGCTCATTTCGATCTCCTTCACTTATCGAACGAACGACTATAATGGATAACTAGGTACTACGCAAGCAAATCATTGTATAAATCAATCATTTTTGTATGGACGTTGATTTTATTGTCCAACATAGCATAAACACGTTTTTCTATGGCAGACCCTTGCAGTTGGACTACAGTACACTTGTGGTCTTGCCCCGATCTGTGCACCCGTGCGTTGGCTTGAGCGTACGTTTCTAGCGAACTGGTTGGCCCCCACCACACCACCGTATTCGCCGCTGTCAGAGTCACACCATGCGCTGCTGCTTGGGGCTGGATAATTAATACTCTAGGGTCTTCAGTCTTTTGGAACTGCCTGAATATTTCGGTTCGGTTCGGTAACGATACGTCACCACGAATAATCGCTGTGCTGATACCGTCGTTTTGTAGTTTGTCTGATAGTATGTCGATGACGTGCTTGAAAGGCACGAAGATCAATACCTTCTTGCTGGACTCGTCGATGACCTCACGTAGAACCTTGTACCGGTGTTTGATATCAAACTCTAACGTGTCACCGTTATCGGTGTAGACTGCACCGCAAGATATTTGTAGTAATTTGTTCATGTTAACTGCTGCATTGGCGGCAGTAACCTGCTCACCTGCGGCATCCATTACCATCTTATCTCTTAACAACTTATAGTATTTAATCTGCTGTCGCGTCATTTCGACTTCACGCTTGGTGTACACCATCGGTGGTAAGTCTAGACACTCATCTTTAGTAAACCGGATGGCTGGTTGTAACACCCTAAATACCGTATCGGTTGCATCTTCTTTGGGTATCCACCTGAAGTTACTTACTTTATACATAACTTGATCACGGAACGCCCCGGCAAACCTAGGTACAGCACTGGGGTTAACAAGTTTTGCTAAACCGTAAGCATCAACGGGACTCTGTGCAGCGGGTGTACCCGTCATCATCCACAACCATTTGTCTGGTGTCATCAACGCATTCAAGGTTTTCCAGCGTTTGGTTTGTGCGTTCTTGTAGTGCGTGGCTTCATCAACGATGATTAGATCAAACCCACCGTCTTTTATGGCGTCCAATACGATCTCAACGCCGTCATAATTTATTATCACGTACTCAGCATCACTCTGGATTATTTCTCTACGTTTCTTCGCGGAGCCATACGCAACCGCAACCGTTCGGTGCATAGCAAAAGTAAACAAATCGTTACGCCATGCAGAATCCATGATAGATAACGGGCAGATAATGAGTGCCCTACGCACGCGCCCTACGTTCATCAAGTAATCCGAAGCCCATATCGCGCTGGCTGTTTTGCCCGTCCCCTGCTCGTTGAAGCAGAAGGCACGCTTGTTCAGCGTGAGGAATGACGATGTAGTTTTTTGGTGGTCAAACGGGGTGTACCTACCCGTCCATTTGTACTTACCTTCGATTGGCGAAGGTACTTTTATATTTAGGTTCTTCAACACATGCGCCTCGTCTATACCCCACTTAACCACTACTTTGTTATCTGGTAGTTCTTGGCTTTCAGGTATAACGGTCGTTACTTTCTGCGGGTTACGCAGTCGCAAAAGCAGTGCTTTGTTATCTATTATCTTCATGTATCCTCCTAAAGCCCCACTTCGTCCACAGATGGGGCTAGGTCTGCTATGAAGGGTAATTGCACCCTAGGACTAGCCTGATTTTTGTACTCTGCAACTGGAGGGTGCTTCGTACGTGGTTTAAAGACGCATCAGGTTCAGCGTCTGGTAGGCTTCTTCTGCCTCGAAACTGGTCTTTTCTTAAGGTTACGGCTACGGTTCTTGCTAGAACTCTCTACCTTTACACCGTCTTTGTTGCTACCACCTCTCGCCAGTGGCTTGTTATGGCTAACGTCCTTGCCTTCTCGCTTGTCCGCTTTGCCGTTCTTGTTCGCATCTTTACCCGCCTTATCCATTGCACGTCGGGCACGTTGCCGTTCCATCCGACGTTTGAACTCTGGACTATCGACCGGTTTGTTTACTTGCTTCTTTCTGTCTGCTTTGTTTTTGTAAGGCATCTAACTTCTCCCATTGTGCGGACACTCCAGCACCACGCAATGTGCTTTGCATAACCCGCTGGGGTTAGCGTTCCACGTATCATTCTCAAAGGCTGACTCCATACTAGTGTAGTCACCTAACCATTTACCCCATAAGTCACCCTGACCTGCTAGAGTGTAGGTATCTTTTATTAACTCGTTTGACACAACGAACATCAACCCACCCCGTACCTCTTTGATATTGGGGAAATGTTTGAATGCCGCCAGTGCCATCAACTCAAGCTGCCCTTTATCAGCGTAGCGAGCGTTCTTACCCGTCTTATAGTCTACAACCCAAGCTAACTCACTCTCTTCATCAAGGATCACCAAGTCTGCAATACCACGAAACCACACGTTATCTGCAAAGAAGTCGCAGGGTTCCAAGTTTTCGGTAAGCCCCATCTTGTATTCACATAACTTCTTACCACGTTTAGCGTTAAGTGCATCCAACCCGGGCTTGGCGTAGTCGAACTGTGGTGGTAGTGGTACGTTATCCCGTACGTATTCTTCGGCTGCTTCATGAAACGCAGTACCGTAATACATCGCATCGGTCTCAGGCTCTGAGTAATCCTTCGCAACTTTCAAGTGGTAAAACTTTTTTGGGCATTGCTCAAACGCCTTTATCTTACTGAACGACCAAGGGGTAATGCTCATCTAATGTTCTTCTTCCTTTGATAGACACTGATCTACTTCTATCAGTGCTTCGATGAGTACCGGTAGTTCTTCTTGACTAAACGTGACTGTATCGAAGATTGGTGGGTCTTGAACCATGTCTATCTGACTTACCACTACAAAGACTTCATTATCTATCTTGGAGACTGTTACTGAACTCAAGATGATGTCGGACTCTTCGTTTCGTGGTAAGTCGTTTTTGTATAACGTACGAGGCTGCTTGCGTAACCTAAGTCGTCTCTTACCCTCTTCAAAATCAACAACTTGACTCATTCACAATCTCCGTAGGACTTGGCAACACCGGATTCACAATTGATCGGCATACCATTAGCCCAATAAGGTGTCCAACGCATACACTCTTCAATGTATCGCTGGGCTTCTGCAACTTCGTCCTCGGGGACACAACACACAACGGAGTCATGAACCGTCAAAACAACACGGTATTTCTTAGCAATTTTTAACATCTGCTCACCGATTATGCAACGAGCCACCGCTTGACATACGTTCTCTATTACCTTCCCACCATAGATCCGGTTTCGGCCTCGACGTACCTTGTAGGTATACTCCATACCTTTCTCGCCTTGCTCACCTTTTATATCGTGGTAATACATCAACAAGCCAGACGGTAATTTGATTGCGTTCTGTTCAGGCAACACTTCCAACACATCACCAATACCCAACTGGGTTTTATTGTTCATGGTCATGTTTTCTATGGTGTAAGAGGCGTCTTTCCACAACCTAGTTATGTGAAAATTTGTTTCTCTGTAGATGTTTATGACGCGGCGAGCTTCGTCTAGCTCTATGTCAAACCCAAACGATTGCAGTTGATCTTTGAAACGCACGGCTCCCATACCGTAACCAGCACCCAGAATGGTAGTCTTACCGACGAACCGCTGGTCTTTGGTCACATCTTCTTCTCGGTTGACGCCATATATCGACATCGCCATCTTCTTATACACGTCATCACCGACATGGAACGCTTGGGTTAGGTCATCCTGCCCTGCTAACCATGACAATACGCGTGCTTCAATCTGACTTGAGTCGCAGTCAATCAGCATGTACCCATCAGGAGCAACCATACTTTTCTTGAGTTTCTTACCGTTTGGCCCACGGCTAGGCAAATTCTGGAGGTTGATCTTGTCAGCGCCACCCCAACGTCCGGTGTGTGCTGCATAATACTTAACAGGAACGGGTAGTAACCCACGCTTGGCTATGTCAATAAACCGTTGGGTTCGTGTTTCTTCTAACGTGCTTTTGTTGCCAAGTCTGGCGTTAACAAGTGTCTGTATCCGCACGTCTTCGTGCTCTAACAACGCCTTGAATGCTTCATCCGTTTTGGCGAACGCGTATGTTTCTTTACCTGTGGTAGGACTTATCTTGGTTGGCGCAATAACGCCTAGCCCCCCAAGTAATTCGGCAAACTTGGGGTTGCTCATCAAATCTTTCTTGTCAACTCCAGCGTCTGTTAACAACTTATCTTTAAGGTCTTTGGTATCTTCAAGGTGCTGCTCTAGTAACCCAAGGTCTAGATCCAGCAAAGGTTCGATAAACATACGTAGGGTTAGATCGATAATTTTTAGTTCTTGTCTGGGAAACTTCTTACCCATAACACCAAACAACTTGTAGGTAAGTTCTACGTCGTTGATGCAGTAGTCACCGTAGCGGCTCAACTCTGCCTCATCAAAATCCAACCGCCGTTTACCTATGGCGCTTAAAACTTCGGTGCCTTTATCTCCAAGGTTGTATCGTTCGGCCATCGCCTTGAGACTTCCCCCAGCTTCCACCCCGTGAAGAGCACGACCAATGCACAAAGTGTCAGCCCACACCCGAGGATGAATATCAAATATCCAAGACAATATAGCACCATCAAACATGGTGTTATGAGCCAGTACCATAGAGTTTCCCCAATCAAACTCCGTAAAGTATTCGCTAAGTTGTTCATGTGTTCCACTCGCCCATTCAGTAGGCCCGTTGTTCACTTTTATAGCTACGCCAATCACCTCAAACTGAGGATCACGTACGTAGGCTTCCGTTGTCATCTTACTCAATGAAAACTTCTTATCGTAGTACGTCTCGAAGTCTACCGTTATGAGATCCATAATTTATCCAGTAACAAGTTATATACAAAACCGTTAATTACCAAAATCCATATTGTCAACAGTGTTAAATTTGGAGTTTTTGGAGTTTCTAAAAATCAGTGGGGGCTTCGCACCCCCTCGGTGTCAGTTATACGTCCTGTTTAGGCGGGCTTTAACACACTAGAAAGTTCACGCCATCTGAATTATTGTAGGTTGGCAATCTCACCACCGCACGCAAAGTACCCAGCACCATCGACCCAGTTGTCTATATGGTTAGGGTTCTGCTTGATTCTCGCTACCTTGAGCAACGCCATCATCACCGCTACATCGTGAGCTTTGACCGGTGTGCCTAAGTGCACTGACCAGTATTGGGCAATACGTGAAAAGTTATCCTCCGCATCGCCATGATCCGCTTGTCTGTCTTTGGTAATGTAGGCTTTCGCTACATCTAGCAGGTTGCCTCTTGTTGCTAACGGCTGTGGCGGTATGTCGTTATGTTCCTCATAACTTGTTTGTACCTCTGCACTTACTCCAACAGCCTCCGCCAACACCGACGTTTTGTATTCCTGTCGTGCACTGTTTTCCAGACTCGCTACCGACACTGATGTTTCGCGTTCCTGCTTCCACTTGTCACGTACTTCCTTCACAAAACGATGGGAGCATTTAACAGCTCTTGCTACATCCGTTGGACTCCATGCTGGCATAGCATCTAGTAAACTTACTATTTGTTTTTCCTGCCTAGCACGCAACTCGAATTTATTACGTAAGTTATATACATAGCTAGGTACACACCCAACTTCTTTGGCTATAGCTGTATCGCTACGGACTGGGTAAGTTTCCAATAACTCCAGTACCTTCTTTTTCTTCGTTTCTTTCATCGTCCTTCCTTCTCCTAGAAATCGAACTCATATTGATTAGGGTCATTGGACTTGGCCCCCAGTAGGAACATTACATCCGTCCAGTTACCCTCGTTTATCACGACGGCAACACCACCCACTGCGGCGATGTCATCGAGATTCTTTTGTTGTAAAGCTGTTGGTGTGTTCTTCCCAGCCTTACATTCAATCCCAAAAAACTTACCGTTGTAGCACCCAACGATGTCGGGCACCCCACTCTTACCGTACCCACCTGTCGCGGGGAAGAAGTAGTAGGCACCGATCAATTTAAGCTGCTCGGTTACCTTGCGTTTCACTTTGGCTTCGGGGGTCATGCGTTCTCCTTGGGAACTGGTATCATGTCTTGCAGAAATAAAATGTTAGGGAGTTCCCTAACAATCTATTCGTCCTCTAGTTTTTGCTCGATCAGTTTGAATAATCGATCAATGTTACTGCTGATATCCTCAAGACTACGTGCCATGTTCTCCACAGCACGCACCACGTTTTCAGTCTGTTCGTCGTTCATTGGTAGTCCTCATTGATAAACCCAAAACGTATTCTCGCTGATACGTTTACCTATACCCTCAACGGGCACGGTCGGTGGGTCAGTAGAAGTCATCATCAATAGGGCAACCTTCTCTTGCATCCACTGCGGCAACTTCTCTAACCCACTATACGTATCTTCCACGTCACTGTCAAGACAATACATTCCAATACATTGCACCCTCACACAGCTTTTTCCATCATCTACCATGACACGGTACATTGTGTCATACCCACCATCACTGGTTGACATAGAATACCCCGTCGTTCATGCGGATGCCCACGCCGTCCACATACTCGTCCAGCTCGCACATCATTAACACAGACAACTTACCGGATAGGTGTTCGGGTAACGTATCAGAAGTGTAACGCTCTGCTGGTTCGTTAGAGACTTTGTAATTCCAAGAGTTATGTGCATTCTCAAGGAACGTCACATCAAACATCTGTTGGTCATTGAACATGTAGGCACGCACAAAGTACATGTGGACCTCGGATGCCTGTAACGCGTACTCGTCAACTTCACTGAGGAACGCTGTCACCTTACTACCGAAATCGGCATCAACAAACTGATACCCGCTGGCAACTACCGCACGTAGCTCGGCTTGCAGTTGTTTGTGTTTGGTAACTGCGTTTTGCGCGTCCTCGACTTTCTCTTGGTTCTCATAGTTCGTATCACGCACTTTACGTACAACGGGGAAGGCAAAACACTTGTTCAGCTCTCTGGGTGTGTACGGTCGCAGGTGTGACAGCGCATTCTTTATCGCACGCTTGGGGTTCGTGCTCATCAGCATATGGTGCTGATCGTTATAGTCGGCGTACTTGTCGTTCGTGATGGTGTGAGAATATACACCTAACGTGTTTGTACCAGACCCTTCAATCCGGTAGTCGTTGCAACCTACCCAACCCATCGCATACAGATCGCTTGGGAGGTACACGTACACCTTTTTGTGGTTGTTCGAATCTCTAGCGAACTTACACGTCGGTAACTTCTCCATGAGTCCTAGCAAGAACTCATCCCATTTATTGTTATCCTCATCGTCATTGAACACACGTAACTTCTGCACTTCTTTGATTTCCGGTGTTACTTCTAAGCAACGTGCTTCTATCTCTGAAACTAACTTTCTTTTTGCCATCATGTCGTCCTCCTACAGACTTAGTTAAACTGCTAATCCTACTGCTACTCCAACAATCCCATGATTCATTATCACAACCATGTCTTTACAGGTCATGGGTAACGTATCTTCATGAGGATGTGTTTGCGTACGGTGCTTGGTTGTCGTCACCGTAATCTTCTCGATGTTCTCATACCACGTACCGTTCTCCCAAATGAATAGCGGGAAGTGGTCACCATACGATGTCACGACGTACCGATCACCACGCCACTCTCCGTATAGGTTGTTACCGTGAAACTGCTCACGTTTCTGCACGTACTGCCGCGCTGTTACATTAGTTATCTTTGAGGCCATTCTGTTTCTCCTTCCATGCCTTGATGATGTTACCCACTGTGGTGTAACTGACGCCTACTATCCTGCCGATACGCTTGAAGCTGTACCCTCGGTTGAAATACCGGTCGAAGATTACCTCCTCCAACTCCTCACGAGTCTTGTACTTCCCCCGCGTGTGTTGCCCTCCTTTCTTCATCGGCTTGGTTGATTGAGGGTGTCGCTCCCCGTCGTATAGATTGTCTTCACTACCAGTCATATCTTTCCTCATAACTTGTTCTTGGCAATATGTACAACCTTGCCGCAGTCGGGCTTGGCTCGCTCGAAGCCGTAGATCGCCCACAGTATGGGGCATGTCCACGTACCCCAGTCGAACACGTACCCATCGGTAAACACAATCGCAGCTTGCGGGTTGATCTTGTGCTCGGCCATATACTCGGACACACAACTCACATCGGTACCACCGCCACCCGCTGGCTTGGTGCTTTGCACTAGGGTATCGGTTTCGGCATGGTCGTATGTCTCATCGGCACACACCTTGGTATCCCAATACAATAGTCGGATGCGGTCGGGTCGCACGTTGTCACACACTGACTTGATCTCGGATAGGAACGTAGTCAACTCGCGCTGACCGATAGACGCTGACGTATCGATGGCAATCACCAGCTCGCCCACACTCTGGCTGATACCGCTGGGCATATACACACCGGCAGACACAAAGCGACGGTTGGGTCGCGCCCATGTTGAAAAGTCCTTACCAGCACACGTTGTACTGATGAACTCACGCAACACATCACGCCAATCGATCTGCGGTTTGAGTAACGCTTCAAGGTCACGGGCACCACCACTGCCCAACTTACCGGCAACGAGTACACCCTGACGTATTGCTTCCTCAACCTCAC